TTTTTACAAGGCTTTGGTAATTACCTGTAAGTGTGTTTGCGATAATATCAGCTTGTAGCTTCTCAAGTAGTTTCGTGCCTAAGTATGTTTGTATGTGGATGTCCTGAGCGATTTTAACGAACTGAATGAACTTATCAGTATCTACATTGCCGTTGACTGCCGTAAAACGAACTATATCGTCTCTTGTAATTAGTAGTGCCGTTGCCATTATTTCTTGCCGTAAATAGGGTTAGTAGGTAAAAAGCCATTGTAAGGCATATCAACTGGTCGTGTAGACACAAGTTTATCGTTCTTGATAGTGTACCCGAACTTCTCTGCTTTTGCACCTGCGATTTGTTTAGCTTTAGGAGAGTTAACATCAATGCCTACACCCTCAAAACTTGCATATACTTGTTTGTTCCAACGATGATGACAATTGCCACCGCCTTTGAACTTCCATACGTCATAGGTAGCAGCACCTTTAGCACCCCATCCTGCATTTACAGGTTGGTTGCCCATTTGTAAAATGTCCTCTTTGCGATAAATCTTTCCTGCCGTCATCATTTTCTGACAGAACTGACGAGATTTAGAACTTGTCTCACCTGCATATACATAGCGAGTAATGAACTTTACTCCATCAATTACTTCGTCTTGCTCGGACTTTGCGTTAGGACGTGCAGAACCTGTAGTTACAAAGTTATATACTTTCGATAATAAGGTGCTTTTTGGCTCGTTAGAGAGCATTTCGTTCTCTTGGTCATCTAAGTCATAGTCCACAGGGTATTCGTCTATTAGAAGCCAATTCTCGTTGGGGGTTTCACCTAAGTCAATAAGTGCATCTGCAATCTCGTTGTCTAAGGCTTCGTGTTTCGATAGCTCCGTCCCTGTTTCCTCAACAACCTGCTCTTCAGTCATAGCATTTTCTAAGTCTACGAACTCAAGCGGTTTAAGAGTCTTAAAGAATAAGTTAAGCGAGATATTGTTAAAGGCTAACATCTTGTCAATGGCGTCAATAATTTCCTCTTGGAAAGGCTTAATGACCATATTATTGAAAAGAATAAACGAGTTCTCAAGTTCATCAGCGTTAGACGAGAATCCGTTTGTAGAAGCAACCCCGAATAATAGCGGAGATGTTACGTTGTGTCCAAGCATAATCTTACGCAAACACTCTTCACTTAAATATGTGTAGTGTTCAGGTGCGTCATTTAGTGGAATATCCTCAACCGTAGTTCGAGTATCCATATTATCGTTGAAAGCTACGATTACTTTCTGACCTTTACTACCAGTCAATTTACCGAGAACTTTCGCAGAGATGATTTCTTGCTGCTCTAATGTAGGTACTCCGTTGTTGAAGTTGACTACTTTAGTTCCTGAGAATCCGTTTTGTACTTCATTAATTAAGTAGTCGGAGATTTCCTCTTCCAAAAGTGCGTAGGGTACTGCACCTTGATAGTCAGGATAAGCATAATACTTCATTCCGACTGAATAAGGCTTAGAGAATAGGATTTCTACCTTTTCTCTACCGAATCCAAACGCAGGGAAGCGCTTAGGTACGTATTTCTTTACATCTGACCAATCATCCGAGTAGTAGTAACCTTCAATCTCTCCGTCTTTATTGCATTTCTCAGCACGAATTAAATTAACAGGAATATGATAAGCCTTGAGAATCTTGTCGTGTTTGTCGTTGTAATGTACTTGGATAGAGAATTGACCAAACAACTTACGGTCTAAAGCAATCTTACGCAAACAATCCTTTGAAATCAAAGTCATCATTTGAGCATACTCGTTAGGCTTTTTGTTAGCATCGGTAGCCGAGAGTCCTTTTCCGTAGATAAGGCGTGAGATATTGTTTATAATAGCGTTGTTTGTAGTGGAGTTCGTGTATCTATCAATCAAAAACTGATAGTAACTGCCTCCGTCTGCACCATCATAATTTACCCAAGCATCTCTCTTACTCTCTTCGATGGTAGGAGCGGTGTAGGCAGATAGATTTAAAACGTGTATGTTACTCATAAACGATGTATGTGTTAGCGGTTGTATTTGAAGTGTACTCACCTGAGTTAACTGAGAAGTTTACTATGTTTTGGTCAGTACAGAAAATTCTGTCTTTGTAGACGATGTCAGTTCCTTGTTTTAGAACTAAGTCGTAAAAGTGTCCTTCAATTAAATTAAAGGTTGCAGTAATCGTGTTTATGTAGTCTCCTTGCGTTGAACTGGTGATGGCTACGGTAACTGGTGTGTTCGTTTGGTCATCCGTAAGAATCATCGTGTTAAATCCATCTCTTGGAATAAACGAAAACGTCTGCGGTGAATTTGATGTAGTTAAGACTATCATACTACTACAAGTCAAATGAGGCGATTTGTTGCCAAATAAAAAAGGGAGACCTAAGCCTCCCCTTCCACGCTATGAAAAAACGAATTAGACAGTAACGATAGTAGCAGTACCGAAAACATCACCTGCACCACCTGCAAGACCTGCCTCAGAAGAGCAGTCAAGAAGATTAGCATAAAGTTTCTCAGTGCCAACGAAAGTCAATGTGTAACCATTAAGGTCGCCCATTGCAGTACCGTTAGATACGTTTGCAGTAGTGATTTCCATTCCGTGTTCTAAACCTGCAAGGAAGAATTGGTTGTTGCGGTTTTTAACAACGATGTGAGGACGTCCGTAAGCCATCAACTTAACATTTTTGTGAGTTGTAGCATCTTGTTTTTTAAGGGTAACGGTAAGCGTTTGCTCAGCGAATGTAGTACCGTTCTCACGGCTTGAGTTATATACTTGGTCAAAAGAGTTAGTTCCTTTGAGTTCGTATTTGTATAGGTTAGTAACGTTAGCGATTGTGTCGATGGTATCAGTACCAGCTACATAAGTAACGTCAGCGGAAGAGAAGTCTCCGTAATTGATGAAGTAGATAGCGTCAATACCACCTACTGCGTCTTTACATACTTCTAAGCGACCGTTTGCAACTTCACAAGACATATTTTTAGTTTTTAAATGTTATAAAAAAGGGAGGGACTTGCCCTCCCCTGTAGTTTTTAGTAGTAGCTAAGATTAGTTAGCAGAGTTTGTGATACCGTAAGTAACAACGTCTTGAGCAAAACCGTATTTAGCGTCAGCGGTGAAACGCATAACTACTCGGCAATTTTGCGAGCCGTCAACATCACTTAAATCCAAAACCTTCACCTCATTTAAATCCGAAAGTAAACCAGTCGCGAAATACAAGTTTGATTTTTGAGCAAGCAATGCAGTGTTAGAAGCAAGACCGTTAGCTAAGAAGATTTTTACACCATCAAAGTACAACTCACCAAGAACTTGGTTTGTACCTTTGTTGTCGTAACCGTTAGCACCTACACCTGCAGCAGCAAAACCACCCAATGCACGTACATAAGCACGGAAGATGTTGTTAGATACATACAAAGTAAGGTCTTCTTTTCCGTAAAGAGCAGCAGGACAAGCGTCAACAATTTTACCAAGCTCTGCGATAACGTTACCTGCGTTAACACCACCACCAACTGCAGCAATTTCTTGAGCAGCAGGAAGAGAAGCATCAGTAGTCAATTGAGTCATAATACCTGCGAACTGACCTGCAGTTGCGTTAACACCTTGCCAAATTGAAGTTTCCATACCTGCGGCAACTTTCTCAGCAGCGTGTGCGATTAAGAAGTCAGCGAAAGACTTAGGAAGAACGTCAAATGCAGAGTAACCCATTTGGATAGCATCCCAATCTGAACGGAAGTCAGACTTACAAAGTTGCAAGTTAACTTGGAAAGATTCAGGTTGAAGAATACGCTCAGTCAAAGTGATTGTAGACGTAGGGTCGAAATCACAAGTAGCGTTTTTGATGATGTCATCAGTAGCAACACGCTTGATAACTTGCTTGTACTTGACGTTAGGCATAATAGTGATACCACCTTTGTCAAGGGTTGGAGCGGAAAGAAGGGCAGCAGCGATGTACTTGCCCGCAAATTCTCCCGCATAAGTTGTAGTGATGCTGGTTGTAGTCGGCATAATTAATTGATTTTTAGTTAGTTATTAAATGTTATTAAATTTTTCAAGGATTGAATCCATTGTAGAACGTTGACGATTCTTAGATAATTTGAACGCTTCTACTTTAGTTTCGTTTTCAGGGTTGAATGAAATAGGTTTAGGCTCTTCGCTCAATTCAACTGGTGCAACTTCTTCTACAACTTCAGTTTTTGACAAAGCGATTTGTGCTTTTAACTCTTCGTTTTCTTTTTTAAGGGCTTCGATTTCGCTAAAGAAAGATTCTTTAGTTACTGATTCGATGATTTTCTTTGCAGTAGGTGCAGCAGGCTCTTGTGCCATTTCTTCTTCAGCAGGCATTTCAGCTTCAGGAGCTTCAACCTCTACCTCTACTTCTGCTTCAGCAGCTTCACGAACATCAGCGATTACGCCTTCTTCGATAACTACCAAGATACGACCATCCTCAAGTTCATACTCACCTACAGGAAGTGCGATGCGTTGTTCGTCTTCAGTTAGGATGAATACAGGTTGACCTGCTTCGAATGATTCTGCTTCAAGCATAGATACACCATCAGAAAGGCGCATAGTTTCCAACTTCACTTCTAAACCTAAAAGTGTGCGGACTTTGTTTAAGATTGATTTTTCGTTCATTTGTTTTTAATTATATTTTTTCTAATTGAGCAAGTATTTTTTTACCTTGTTCTGCGCGTTTAATATCTCCTGAAAATGATTTAACATATCTCTGCATAATTTCAATAGACTTTGGTTCGCCTAATTCTTTCGCAATGCTTAAACCTTTTTCTGCTTTAGCTAAACCGCTTTTATTTAACTGAATAGATTTATCAAGTTTTTCAGTGCCACGCATTAACTCACCTGTTAACACTAACAATGAACCTGCTTCCATATTAATGTTAGAAAGCTCATCAAGCAAAGCCAAATGAACCTCGTGAGAAGCAAGCTCTGTAGCCTCCTCTTTGAACAATTTGTTGTAAACTGATTTTATAGTGTTCATAATCTCTCAAGTATTTAGATTTATATTGTTGCGTTTTTATCCGTTTTGACGTACAATAGTTCTTACTCCGCTTACTTCAGTTGCAGTTACTACTTGAGTAGTTCCTTCCGTCTTTCCTACGCCTTGTGCTTGTAAACTTCCATCACAACACTTGGTTGAGTATGTTCCGTCTGCGCATAGGCATCCACGTCTTGAGCCTTCACGAGGACTTGCTTTACTTGGTGTTTTGAATTTCATATTATTGGTTTTTAATTTGTTCTAATTTACGTTGCGCCCATTCGATACCTTCGTCTCCTCCCCAAGCGAGCCACATCAATCTACCGCAGCCATCGCCTAACTCTCTTTGTCCGTTTTCACGATGTCTTGCAAAAGATGCCATTCTTGAGATTGTATCCTCAGAGATTGCCTCTCCGTTTGCTAATTGATTTGCACGTGCTTTACCTACCGCAGTACCGCAATCACCCCATCCGTTTTCTTCTGCCCAACGTAGAGCGATTTTAGCGTTCTCCTTTGCAGCTTCAGGATAGTCGGAGTATGATTCGAGTTTGAGTAGGTTTTTAAGTTGTTCGATGATTGAGTGTTTCTCTTGCTCCTCACGTGGTGAATCAGGCATCTTGTCAGCAAAGTATCCCTCAATTGAGAATCCTTTTACCTTGCCGTCTTTAACATCTTGCCATACCTCATCGTTGTCTACCTTCATAGAAATCATCCAAGTTCCTTTTGGTAGGTTGAATCCGTACAATTGGCTTTTATCCATCTTCTCATCTTCAATTAGCCAGCTCTCTACTACGCTCATTCCTTTGATTGCATCTTTGTGTTCGTAGGTAGCGTTGTTTTGATTGCCTTTTTTGAAGAATAACTCCATAGCTTTACGCACGGTGTCCTCGGAAAAGTAGATATAAAACTCCTCTTCTTTGTTTCTGCGGTAAATCTTCTTGTTAGGGATAAGAGCAGCACCCATTAGGATACGTTTCTCGGTGTCAATTTCTTTAAGTTCTACTTCGTGTTTTGCTAACGCTACAAAGTTCTCTTCTATGGCAGGACTTTCCACTACAGATACCGCATTGATACCGCTTTGGAAGTCTTTTTCGTCAAGGACAAGCTCTAATACTTTCATAATTTCTCAAGTAAAATGTGTTACAATGTTGCGTTTTTAATTCGGTTGCGGTCAAGTGCCTGAGCAGATGTTACCTCACCACTCACTACATACGCTTGGATTGGTTGTTGTTGGATTTGTGCTAACTGATTGAATCCTGAGTTACCTACGATGTTAAAGTTTGGAGACATTACTCCGCTACTTGTGCTTCCTGTGCTTCCTCCACCACCGCCTGTACTTGGTGATTCAAATTTTTGTTGAGCAATTTTAGCAACATTAGCCAAACCTGTTGCTACCGCAATACCTGCGGCAATACCTCCACGAATAGGTGAGTCAGGTGTAGGTAATGGAGTAAACTGAGAAGCATAAGCAGCCGTTGCGTTTTGATAAGTAGAAATTAAAGCACTTGCCATATTTGCAGCCTTTTGAACTTGGAAAGCACGTTTAGCCGCTTTCTCTGATTTCTTACCGAATAGTTCTGTAATAGAAGCAATGGCGCTCAATCCGTCTTGTACTGCTTTAACTTTAAACGATTGAGATTGCTCTTCTATTTTTCTTGCTCGTTGCGCTTTAACTTGTAGTTGAAGTAACTCTAAATCTGCTGCCTCTTGTTTTAATTTTAACTCTTGGTTGATAGAACCTTGTAAAGTGCCTAAATCTCTTTGTTGAATTTGAAACTTTTGTAAAGACAAAGTCTCTAAAGGTTTCATAGATTTATCTAAAGCATCCTCAAGCTCTTGAGTTTGGGCAGCTTCTAAAGCAGTTGTATCTTGTTTATATTTTTTGGCAAGCGCAATTTGTTTAGCATACTTTTCTCTAATATCTCGTACTTGTTTTTCGTATTCAGACTTAAATAAATCAGTTGCCTCACGATTGTATTCTCTAAGTTTAGCTAATTCCTCTTTTCTTTTTTCCTTATTGGCTTTTGCATTATCTTTATTAATTTGGTCTTGAGCTTCTTTTTCAGCTTGTCTCTGCTCATCAAGTTGTAATTGTAGTTCATTAGTTCGCTTTATAGCGGCTTGATATGCGTCGTCTGCTGCTTGGTATTCTTTTGCGCTTGCATTTCTATCCTTTGACTTTTGAAGCATAGTTTTGCGAGCCTGTTCTTCTTCAACCTTTAAAAGCTCTATACGTCTTTCAATTCCCTTTGTAGTAATATCTGTTATTTCCTCTTCAGTTGCACCACGTTTACGAGCATCGAGAATTTGTTTTCGAGTGCTTTGCTCCATTGATGCTGATAACTTATCATAAAAGTTCCTTTGTTCTTCAAGTGATTTATTGGTTTTTTCTAATTGGTCATCAAATTTCTTTTGTTTTTTCTCGGCATCTTCACTTGAATCAGAAAACAATCCCATAGCATTTGCTGCAAATCCCAACGCAACTACAAGCGCACCAATACCAGTTGTAATTAAAGCACCCTTTAAAGTTGTTAAAGCCGCTATTGCTTGCGTTTTTATAGCAGTGCCAAAAGCAGTAATAGCAGGAATAGCCTCTCTTACCCCTTGAATACCTTGAGAGATGGCCATCGCCGACTGAACTTTTAAAAGTAGTTTTTCTACCTCTGCTGATTCAGCGCCAAAAGTACCCATCACGCCCTGCATCAATTCAAAACCTGCCGTAGCACCACCTAAAGCACCACCAAGTTTTTGAGCCATAGTGGTAGCAGCAGCGTCTACCGCCATATCCGTTTGGATTTGAACTTTGCGGTAACGCCCTACGGTTTCTAATAAGTCCTGATATTCTTGAGTTGCGGTTTGACCTGCATTGGCTAACTCATATAACCTATCTTCCGCCTCACCCATACGAGTGGTAAGCGGTTGTAAGTCTCCATAGACTTCCTCAAAACTTTTGTTGACATCGTTGGTAGCTTTGGAGAGGTTCTCCATTGCATTCACCGCCTGTTTAGTGTCTACGTCTATTTTTATAGTTTTAACCTCTGCCATTTCTCTTATTGATTATTTCACGTTTTCCTTGTTTCCACATTTTTTTCATAGACGTGGTTAATTCGTGTTTTCCTTTGGCTATATCAATTAACTCAGACTCTCCGTAGAAGTCATCAAGTTGTAGCATTGCGATTATCTGTTTTATCATTGGATGATGTAAAAAGTTTCCGTTGTTGTGCTTCCGTCTAAATATAAGTAGGTAACCGTGATTGTGTACACCGTACCTGCTGCGCCACTTGGTAAAGTGATAGTCAAGATGCCACTTGCAGTCATTGGCTCAGGGCTAAAAGTTACGTCAGGATTAGAGCAAGTAAACGTAGCTTCTACTGCGTTGTTTGGTAGGTTGATGATGTATTTTATCGTACCGCCTTCCGTTGATACCTTAGGAGCAGGGTTTGTAGAGTTTACGATTGGTCTAAAATCTAAAATGAGCTGCAAGTCTGCGTCTCCTGTCATTAGGTTCGTTTTCATTTCGTTAATGATGTACCTTCTATCTCGAATGATAAGCCTATCGTTTAACTGAAGTCCTGTTAGTAAGCTCACAGGTAGCTTTGCTTTGACGTTGACCAAACGCTGCTTAATGTTGTAAAGGTTATACAGGTAACTGAAATAGTAGTTAGCAAATAGTGTGTTTGCTATTGGGTAGTCTAAAATTGTACTTGTTTCGGGAGCAAAGTTTAAAGTAAAGTCCGTGTTATTGTAAAGTAAGTCCTGACCAAATGGAGTATAGTTAGTTACCGTTGTATGACCACCACCATCATTCACAAATTTAAAGTCGCAGTCTAAATTGTCGTACTGATACAATAAAACAGGCTTAGGAATGTAAGGCGTATATTCGGAGTTTAAAGAATAACCTACTTGTAGTTGTTGAGTGCCGTTGAACTTTTGTTGTAGCAAATTTTCGAAAGGTACTTCAACCGTAAATTCTCCTCCGTCGTAATTATACTGATATGTCGTGTCTCCGTAGTTTCTATTGAACGTCTGAGAAAATGTTTTGTTAAGAAAGCACTCTGAATCCTGAAACTTGAATGTTATCTTTTTGTAGAGTGGCATTCGAGCGTGTTCAATCGTAGAAACGTCCGTGTATTTCGAAATGTCAATAACCGCTCCTTTGCTATACCAGTCATCTAAAGGCTCCACCCAATACTCTCCGTCCGTTATTGAATAAACGGTCATATTAAACACCTTAAGAATGCCTGACAAGAAATCAGCTATCTTCATAACAGGTGCGTTTGCCGCAAGGTCAATGCTTAGGTTTACTGTCAACGGGTCATAAACAACCGTTAGGTAGTCCGTGTTTACCGAACCTGCCGTAATGTAGTCAACCTCGTATTTCAATTCCGAGTCAATAACGTTAGCTCCCTCAGTGCGGATATTAAAAGTATAAGTAACATCCAAGCCCGTAACCTGAGTTATTGTATCTAAGGTGTAAACTCCTGTGCCGAAACCTGTAATTGTATTGTATAAGTTTCCGTTTTGATAAATGTCAATGCTATAATTTGTAGAAGTAGTTGTTGCGGTAACTTCGTAAATTAAGCGGTGCGTAATTACACCAGCTAATTCTTGAACTTGAACTGAGTTCGTAGCTGATGTGTAAGTATTCGTTAAATCGTAGTTTGTAAATGTAGGTGTGATAGTATCAGCAACTAAACTGAACGGAGTAGAATACTGAACTAAAACCTCTTTTCCTTTGTACCATAAAAACAATTTAGTAAATCGCTCATCTTGCAGGAATGCTCCGTCAAACGTTATTCCGTACTTAGATTCTATAAGTTCAAATATCTTGCTTACTCGCAAGGCAGGGAATAATTCGTTTTTATTTATCGCACCCGAAGTCGTGTGAATATCGTTTTGCGTTAGGGTATTCACTAACCAGTTCGGAAGCGGTGCGTTTGGTGGTACTGCCTGATACTCCCAAATGCGATTAGACGTGATTAGCGGATACTTTACATCATAAGTGTTAGTAGCGTTTTGGATACGCAATAAAACCTGCGCAGAGGTAAAATTGTGCGCTAATGCCGTATAGTCTAAATCCGACAATAAATCCTCTCCAAAGGTATCTTTAAGCGTTACTCCTTCTCCGTAGAAAGTTAGTTTGTAAGAACTCGACTTACCGTTGGTTAATGTTGCTCCGTCTAATTGTACTTTACCCTTACGGAAGGTGGTTAGGTTGATTTCTATGTATGCGTCTTTTCGTAGGTTGTTATCCGTTGTAAAGTTAATGTCTGAATTATACCAATGCTCAAAGAATGCGTTGTTGACATCAGAAGCTGGCACGGTAAATCCTTGCGAAAAATCAGTAAACGTTTTAGAAATGTCCTGAACGTTTTGAATAGAGCTTGTAACTTGAATCTGCTCGTCATTGAATAACTCAATGCGGTTACCTTCGATGTAGAGTTGTACCTTTCTCATTAGACTACTGAATTGATAACATCGTAAGCATATTCGAACTCAAGTTGATAGTTAATCATATGAGTGTTTATGCTTTTGAATAACTCCGTGTTTTTGGTGTTTAGTTTTGCAGGTAGTTTGTTAATCAAGATTCTTTCCGATAACATCAACTGCTGAATAACCTCTTTGAAACTTTCGCTAACCCAATCTGTATTAACACGGATAGTCTTTTTTCCGTTGGCGTTAAACACCTCTCTTTGCCCTTCAGTAATAGAGTAGTTAGGGTAGCGATTTTGCATTAAATTATACTCCGTGTTTTCAACGTTTAATGTATCGTAGCTGGCTTTGAAAAACCACTCACGTTGCCAAGCCCCGTACTTATTTACAAAGTCAACCATTACAGGAGTGTACTTACATTCCTCTTTAGGTACAAAAGTTGCTCTGAATAATACGTTTGCGCTTCCGTCAATGATTTCTAATTTGTTTCCAACCGAAGCATAAGTAGGATATACTCTCGGTACATCTTCCCATCTGTTATTTGTTAAACCTGTAGTATAGCTTACGCCCGTTGATAGGTTCGTGTATTTGACCGAGTTGCCTGTACCTGTGTACACAGTTAACCATCCGTACTCACCGCTTAAATTATAGTTGTAAGTGTAAGTCCCTTGAGTAAGCAAATAATTACCTAAAGCAGGATTGTATCCTTGTTCATAGTATCCGTATCCATCAACGCCAAAATGCGTTTGCGTAGAACCTACCTGAACAAAAGACGTAGTAACCTTTTTGAAGAGTTTTAAACCTACGTTGCACCATTGCGATGTAGGAGTAGCCGTGAAAATGTTTGTAATGCTTTGTAAGGTGTCGTGGTCAATATACTCACGGATATAAGGCGAAACGTCGTAGTAAGTCGCAGGATTGTTAGACGAAGGTATCTTCTTGCTTAAAGTGTAAGCAGGAGAAGCAGGCATTGCGCCTGTGCCATTCCAAAGATAGATTTCTAACTTGGTCTCAATCTGTCCTGTTTCGTTTATTGTTACGATGTATGGACTCCTTGCATTAATTGTTGCCATTCTTTATAATTTGGTCTATTTGTTCGTTGAATAATTCGATAGCGTCAAGTCCGTAAGCCTCTACCAGTTCTTGCGGTAAGTTCTTGTAGGCAGCTTCAAAAGGTTTAGTAAAAAATAAGCTCGGTTTGATTCCGTTTCTAAATACGCTTCGGGCAATCAGAAAAGCAAGCGACTTACGTGAGGTAAATTGACCACCCGACTTTCTTGGTGCAAGTCCTTTACGAACTATCCACTTATCAAAAGCCTTAACAGGTGGCATCTTGGATTTGTAAGAGTAAGGGGTGTTGTACTTCTTTTTAGTACCTGACACCCCTGCATCTTGAAACACTCCGTAGTCTTCCATCGTAAACTCCATAGAGAACGAATTAGGCATTGCCCTGACGTTTCCCTTAATAGAGTTATACAACTTCTTAGACGAGTTCTTTTTAGAGTTCGTTAGGTTGCGTTTAGAAACGCTTACAACGTGGTCTCTAAACCTCTCAAGCGCCTTCTGTACTTCCGCTTTCTGCATCCGTGTTTTCCTCGTCCTTTGCGTTTAGGATGTTGATAATCTGCAAACCCCACATTGTAGGCATTTGACTTATTACCGTTTCCAATTGCTTTACTTGTTTTTCTGATAGCGTTAACATATTCGTGTTTTTAAATGATTACTACTCCGATTGCTTGAGCAACGACTTGATTCACGTAGTTGTTATCTTGCCCCCAAGCTGCAAACTCTTCAGGTGTTAAATCGTAGTTGTCATCTGCTACTACTTTTCCGTCTTCAGTTAGCAATTGCCAGTACGTTGTGCAAGTGGTTGCTTCTGTTGTAAAGTTAAGAATTAAGACGGACATTTGCGTTGCCGTTCCTGCGTTAAGTGGGTATACAATTGGTTCAATTGCTACTCCTTGTGTTGGTTGTGTTTTCATATTTTTATTATAAAGATGTTATGGTTTCCCAAGTTGTTGTATATACGCAAAGTTTTGCAAGTGTAGTGTCATAGACTACCAATCCTGCGGCAGGTGAAGCAATGGCGTTCTTTTGCGTTGTGGTCATTCGTGGGGGTAGGAAGCCCTTGGTTGTGGATGACATCGTAACTAAAGACGAAGCAACATCCGTTGTTGTTCCGATTAGTATGTTTCCATTAGATATAATGCGCATTTTCTCAACGGCATTAGTATCAAATATTACATTATTGGTTGCACCTATATAAGACGTTGTCCCATTCATATAAGCATTTCCATTTTGTTCTTGAAGAAAACCAAAAGGAAGTGATGAGTTGTAAGATGTATGACCAAATCTTGCGTATGTTGCTCCTAATGACCAAGCTCCTAAATAAGCATTACCCACCCTCGCAGTCCCATTAACGTCAAGTCTAAAGCCTGCGTCTGTGGTGGTGCCTATTAGGACGTTGCCTGCGCTTGGATTGAGCAATACATTACTATTTGAAAGAGCACGAATAGCAACATTGCTATTATTATGTACTACGCTAAAAAATGTATTCCCTGCTCCTTGTGTTGAATAAAAATTTGCACTACCATTAGAAACAAACGTCCCCGAACTTCCTAAAAATAAAGTAGGCGTACCTCCTTCTAAATATAAATCTCCAAATCCGCGCATTCTTAATAAAGAACCACTTGCTCCCGTTACTTGAAATGCCGTTGATGATGAATTATTAGCTAATCCACTCTGCACCCTCGCAGTCCCATTAACGTCTAAACGGAAGCCTGCATCGGTTGTTGTGTTTATTAGGACGTTGCCTGTGGATGGAATAGTCAATAAATTAACTAAATTTGCGGTTCCTGATGATGCTGATGCTCTTTGTATAAAAAAATTGTCAGAACTTGCACCATATAGCGCCCCAATACTATAAGCAGGTCTTGTAGTATCTTGACAAGCCCAGACTCCACCATTCCTAACTAAATTTGTGTTTAATAAAAAACCCTCATATCCTGAAGAAGTAGAGGCCATAAAAGAACTATTTGCTCCTGGCCAGAATGCTTTAAAACCAACTGTTTGTGTATGTCTATTTGGTAATGCTGTATTTAATAAAAAATGACTTGTACCAAATGTTTCTCCAACAACATCTATTGAGTAAGCAGGCGTACTCGTACCAATCCCCAAGCGGTTGTTCGTTGAGTCCCAAAATAAAGACGAACTCTGCTGCAACACATTCCCCGTACCTTGAAACAATACTCTTCCTATTGTACCCGAAGCTATCGGTGTAGTGCCGACTGTTAAGCCTGTGCTTATCGTCCAACTGCGGTCAGCCGAAAGGTCTTGTGCTACTCCGTTTATTGTTAGGGTCCGAGTGGTGGGGACTGGCGTAAATCCTAAGCTATCTTGCTTTGCGTTTAAAGCCGTTTGAGTAGCCGTAGAAATAGGCTTGTTCGCATCAGAAGTATTATCTACGTTGCCAAGTCCTACTGCCGTCTTGTCAAGAGTTTGGAATGTTTTATCACCTCTGAAATACTGCGCAGTTGTTCCTGATGTAATCGTGTTTTCTTTGGCGTTTAAAGCATTCTGTAAATCCGTTTGGTTGGAAAGCGTGCCTCCGATTTGTCCCCAAGTCATTGCAGC